GCCAACACTCTCACCGAAGTCGGAACGGTGGCCTCAGCGGTTGTGGAAACCAGCGCGGAATTGACTGGATATGGGCCTTTCCCCACTGGTAACTATTTTTATAGAGCAGCAGACACTGACTTTAATTCATTTGGAACTGCTTCGTTTTGTGCGATGGCATGGGTAAAACAGGGCGGCACCATGTCATCAGACTTTGACACAGTTGCCTGTGTCGAACGGCCCGACACTAGCACGGGTAAAGCTTGGAACCTCCGATGGGAGGCTGACGGCGCATTGGGTTTCCATGTATCTGATGGTGTTGCTGCCCAACTTGCTGACAGTGTGCAGTCCTACGAAGACGGGAACTGGCATTTCATGGTTGGCGTCAAAGACGGTACGTCTGATGTCCTGCTTTATGTTGATGGTGTATTAGTTGGCAACGCAGGGACCGGCTTGGCCCAGACGATCACAGATACGAGTGCTGTTTTTGTTATTGGTACTCATCCCGCTGCTAGTTACGCCAACAGACCCAATACAACAGGTCTGACTACGCTAGTGCGTGTATCCGCCACTGCCCCAACCGCTACTCAAGTCCGACAGATGTACGATGCCGAAAAAGGCATGTTTGTCGCCTCTGCTGAATGTCTATTGCAAAGTGGCACCACCGACGCTGTTATTGATGTCGATGTCGATCCGCTGACGGGTAAGGTTCTAGTTACGCAGACGGACGCCATCACCATATTTGATGGGTTGGCTGTAGATTCAAAACCCACTGTTAATTCTGGAGCTTCCGAAAAGGGTAAATTGTGGGGCGACTTACGGACAGAACAGAATAGTGCCAATTCATATGTTACGGCACCAGCAGTTGACCAAAGGCAGGTCAATGAAATGGTGCGGGGTCTGGCTAGTGATCTGCCAGCCGGTGTTGATCTTAGTAAGGCGAAGGCTTGGATAATATTACAAACAGCTACCGCCAACATTTTGAGTAGCTACAACGTGAAATCCATCACTAATTATTCAACTGGTCAATGGACAGTGACGTGGGCAGTTCCGTTCAAAGCGGACAATTATCCAGTTATTGTTCAAACAAATTATAACAACATAGCTTACCTGACTCCTACAAGTACGCCATATACATCAAAAGAAATGGTTCAGGCTGAAGTCCGAAACACCGGCGGCACTTTAGACAGTCCTGGCGCATTGTCAGTTATTGCCTTTGGAGAATTAGAAAATGAATGAAATGATATTACGGGTGTATAAATAGTGATGAAGAATAAGGAGTTTTATGAATGCCATATCTAGGCCAAGTTCCTCTTACGGGAAATTATAATAAGCTAGATAGTATTAGTAGTAGTTTTAATGGTTCGACTACGACCTTTAATCTTACTGCTGGCTCGGTTGCTATGGAACCAGTGGTTGCGCCTGCATTACTAGTAAGCGTGGATGGTGTGTTACAGCAACCGCTAACAGATTATACTATATCTGGGTCAACAATTACTTTCACTACTGCCCCTGCAAGTACTGCTGTATGTTTTATTATAATTATGGGTGGAGAAACCGGCATAGGTACTCCTAGTGATTTAACAGTGACTTCGGCAAAGTTGAGTGGTAATCTGGTTGCGCCGGGTACGTTTGATATGAATGGACAAGAATTGATTCTTGATGCTGATGCTGATACAAGTATTACGGCTGATACAGACGATCAAATCGATATCAAGATTGCTGGTGCTGATGATTTTAGATTTACTGCCAATAGTATGAATGTATTATCGGGCAGCACTTTAACAGTTGATTCAGGTGCAACGATTACTAATTCTGGTACAGCTACAGGATTTCCTACTAATGTAGGACTAATGATAGCTTTAGGAGGTTAATAAGGACAAATGGCTGACACTTTTAAAATGACGAGTTATGATGTAACGACATCATATGCTACAGCATATACTGCGCCAGGAGGAACAACTACTGTTATCATTGGACTTCAAGTTGCTAATATGCACGCCTCTGCTGCTTCCTGGCTTAGTGTTAAGGTAGTTCAAAGTGGTGCAGGAAGCGAAAGTATTCTAGCACATCAAATCAATATACCTATTAATGATTCACTTGCACCAATTCAAGGGAAGTTAGTTTTGGAGACAGGTGATTATATTCAAATTCGAGCTGAAAATGCATCTTCGCTTGAAGCAACAATTTCTTATCTGGAGCAAACCTAAATGTCAGGTTATTTATCGGGGCGTACTTCTCTTACTACTGTCCAAACAGCTGATATTGCAGCTGATGCAGTAACAGCAGCAAAAATTCCTGCTGGAGCAGTAGGTACTTCTGAACTTGCTGCTGATGCTGTCACTGCTGCAGAAATTGGCGACAATGTTATTGATAGTGAACATTATGCGGCAGCTTCTATTGATAATGAACATCTAGCAGATGATGCTGTCAATGCTGCCGAAATTGGTGCATTGACAGCAGCATTGGATATTAATGGCCAAGAACTTATTTTAGATGCTGATGCTGATACAAGTATTACTGCTGATACGGATGATCAAATTGACTTTAAGATTGCTGGTGCTGATGATTTTCGCATGACGGCTAATAGTATGAATGTATTGTCTGGATCAACATTAACAGTTGACAGTGGGGCAACTATTGCGAATAGCGGTACTGCTACCGGCTTCGGGGCTGATGCAGAACGTGCAGTTGCGGGCGTACTACAAACTAATGCGAATTTTGTGGATCAGGTGATCTTCGGGCCCTCTGTTGACGGCAGGGCATGGAACGGATTGTGGAGCAAAGCCAGCGTATTTTCTAGCCTGATGTTAGCAACCATTGAAGATGAGGGCAGCAACACAGAAATCAATATCTGGGATTTAACTGAACAAACAAGCGGAGCCATTAGTACTACGCCATTGGCAACCATTGATCTTAGTGCGGCAGCTACCCCGACATCAATTGCGGCTTCAATGGGCTACCTGATTGTCTCGTCGGAAGACGGTGTTGCCTTTATTGATCCACATGATGGCACTTGGGCTGAACGAACTAAAGGTTGGCCCAGAGCATTGTCAACCAGTTCGATACCGGCATTGACCAATAATGATGTGATAGATGTTACCGCTGGGCTCTCTGACGCTCCTGCATATGATCCACGCACCGGCGGTCCACATCCAACCTTCGCTCTTCAATATGGTACGGGCGCTGACAGTACATCTCTAATAAAAGATGACGGCAACGTATGGGATAGATCGACTGCTCAGGTCGATATCAAGGGCGTAGCCATTTTTAATGGGCATCTGTACTACAGTTTGCAAGCCACAAACAACAACGCCTACGTTACCACACAGGCGATTTCTGCAATCAATGCTGATGATTGGGCGCAGACAAATGATGTTCAGGTTGGGCAACCAAATCAGGGATTAGGCTCCGACAATGGGATTTCGATTGCTGGTAGCACAAAGGCTTTGGCTGGTGCCCTTGGGTTTAGCCAATTCTTAATAAACGAAGGCGGCTACATCGCCGCAACCATTAAAACGTCTGGCGCTATGATCAACCGCACTTACAACACCGGCTACCTTATGGGCGACATCCGTGGCGCATGGTTAGCCAACAGCAAAACAGTAGATCGTTCATGGAAGGCCAACACTCTCACCGAAGTCGGAACGGTGGCCTCAGCGGTTGTGGAAACCAGCGCGGAATTGACTGGATATGGGCCTTTCCCCACTGGTA